CGCTCTATTTTTATAAATTTTGGGTATATCGTTGGTGGCGTGGATGCGAAATATGTATTGGACCAATTGATTGCGAAGAAGAATAATAATCCGTCAATAAGAATAGTTATCTGTTTGATATTTGTTCAGACGTCATATGATGAAGATTATATGATATTATTGAGGAATACACTGGACGACGTTTTTGTATTATATCATGGTATTATAAGAACACAAAATTTTCCGTATTTTCATTTATCTGTATGTCATCACAAGTGTGCTTTATTTGATGAACGGGATTTGATTATCGGTAGTAGCAATTATAAAGATGGATTTCGTTATCCGGATGACGTGGATTATGTGGATAATCGCGAGAATTTTAAAAAGAAATGGAACCATATATTTCATTTGAACTTTATTACGAAGACTTTCGTGGAATTTGATGTGTATATTCGTTTTAATCGGGAATTTGTTGAATTATTCAATACATTTTATAAAGTTATCAGTGGGATAACTATTAATGAATGCGAGTTGGTTGGTTATAACTTCAAAATGGAGATGACCGGTATTAATTACGGACGAAAGTATCCTATTATTGATATTTTAAAGGATTCCAAGGAGTCGGTTGATATAATATGTTTTCATTTGTGGCCCCGCGGCGATTTCTATGATACGCTAGTCGATTTATTGAAGCGGGGGGTCCGCGTCCGTTTCATTATTCCATCTGCGGAATCAATAACTACATATTTTTTTTACATTGTATGTATGTATCATATTTATCGGTTGAGTCATTTTGGAAAAATAGAATACTCGTCATTTTGTGTTGGGGGGTCAGTCCATATTAAAATGATTGTTTCCGATAATTCGAAGGTGATGATTTCTTCTGCGAATTATAATGATAAGTCGTTGAATCAGAAGATAGAGAGTGAACTATGGTGTTATGTTTGGGGAGAAAAAACGAAGAATATTATTTATAAATATAATGATTGGTTAGAAAAGATTGACTTCAATAAATATAAGCGGGGTGGTGTGTTCGGGTGGCTCGGTGATGCGTTATATCGTGGAACTATGCGAGCGGTTTCTTCATTTATTGAGTGGATGTTTTAATCCAGAAAAAATATTCTTCTCTTAGTCATGGAGTTTAAGGAAGATATTCGTGATTGGGTTAATCAACAACGAGAGATTTCGCGAGTTCAGGCTGAATTAAGCCCACTCGAAAAAAAAATGCGGAAGTTGAAGGAGAAGTCCTCTTCATTAGAGAAAAAGATTATCGATTTCATGAACAAGAATAATATGGCGGGGAGCCGGATTGAAGTGGGTGGAGATATGAATATTTTTATGAAAGACGTCGGACGCGTGGAATCCATCAGTCGCGATTTCCTTCTAAAAAAAGCAGTTTCTTATTTTAAGGATGAAGCGACCGCAAAGCGATTCGTCGATTACATCTACAATTCCCGCGAGAACAAGATGTCAAAGCGCCTTGTAATGGCAAAATAGCTTAAAAAGATTCGTCTATGTAATTAGAAATTGAAAATGTATACAATTGGAGCTTTTCGTAAAAAGAATGATGTGAATGAAGAGGTAAAAGTAGAGGAGATACCTCATTTAGTTGAGGAGTGGCCTTCTTTGGTTGAGGGATCGACAAAAAATGAACAAGTTGTCTCACAGTCCGATAAAAAGGACTGGATTATTTTAACAAAAAATAATATAGTAGAAGATGAAAAACCGGAGGATATTAAGAAAAATGAGTTATTGCGTGTTATACGTTATAATAATAGAGAAGTTATATTGAAGAAAGCGTATTCTGAATATATGTGCGAGAATGAGGATTATATGCGGAGTGTATATGAAAAGATTACAACTATAAACCCGTTTTATTTTGATAAGTTGCGTTCATCAGAAAAAGGATTTATAATATTTAGTCGTTTCATATTTAGCAAATATATTTTTGATAAAAACAATTTAAAGCAATCACGCAATTTATAATAATAAATAATGGAACTTTCAAATAAAAAATTAAGAGAACTAGAGCTTCAAAAGGAGAATGAAAAAAAGGATAATTTTGAAGAATTTAAAAATGATTTAGACGAGGAATATTTAGATTTATTCTCGGATGGACATTATGAGATTTATTTATATTTAATGGAATTATTGTGTGTTGATAAAAGTGAGGACACATATCAATATTTGGATTTTATTGCGTTCTTGGATAAATATTCATCACATCGTCATAATTATATTGAAGATGAAATTAAGAAATATTTAGATGAAGAAGAAAATAGTAGTCAGGATGATGGATTTAATAACGACGTGAATTATGAACTTTATCATATTGAGAAGAAAAGATATGGAGAATTATTATAAAATAATTATCTTTACAATATTATAAAGATGTCATTTTTCGAATTAGATGGCGGTAAGGCTAAAAAAGCTAAGCCTAAGGCGAAAAAATCTACAAAGCCGAAGGCTACAAAAACAAAGAAGACTCCTTCTGGAAAGAAGAAGAAAGGAGGAAACTTTTTAGGAACTGTTTCTGAGCTGTTTGCTCCTGCTGGATGGGAGAGTTTTGTAACTGCGGCCGGTTTACTTGCTCTTGATAGAACCGACAATTTTTTACGTAAGAAGAAGGATTCTAAAAAGCAAAAAGGTGGTGATGAAAGCTATGATAGTGAGGAACATGAAATGGCTGGTGGTGCTCGTAAGAGGAAAACTCAGAAGGGTGGAAGCGATGGTCATGAAACAATTGAGGCTTTGGACATGATGATGGGTGGTGAAGAACATGAAATGACTGGCGGTGGTGCTAAGAAAAGCAAGACTGCTAAAAAAAGCAAGACTGCTAAGAAAAGCAAGACTGGAAAAATGAGAAGACAAAAAGGAGGTGCTTTTACAGATGTACAAAAAGCAAAGTTAATTGAGTTATATTATAGACCTAATCAAAATCGAAGTCCAAATGGAATGAAAATAATATTGAGTGGTATTGACGGTATTGATGTTAATAATGTTAATACTATAAAAGAAGCGGAACTTATATTAAAAGTGTATAATGCAGAACAAAATGTAAGAAGTTTTAATACAAGTTCTGGTACTAATAATGAAGTTCGGTCTACTTATGGTATTCCTCAAATTCCACAAACAAAGCTTAATGCGAATAAAATATTAGAAGTTTCTAAACAAGAATTAAGTAATTTTTATACTGCTACTGCTCCTGCGACTTCTGTGAATGCAACTTCTGCGAATACGACTGCTTCTGCTAATGCGACTGGTGCTAATGCTGCTTCTGCGAATACGACATTTGGTAGTTTTTTCGGTGGTAAGAAAGCCAAGAAAGCTCCCAAGAAAAAAACCGGTTCAAAGAAGCCCAAAACTACAAAGAAAAAAGCCCCAAAAAGAAGTAAATAAATTATAAATAATTTAATTTTATTTTATTTTTACAAAAATAAAATAAAATCTCCCAAAAATTCCAATAATGCAACCTAGTTTTTGACGATATCGTCAGTTAAATCAACAGTCCCCATCATAGTCATTCGACAGCAGTATCTTTCAATTCCTAAATCGTCCATTGCGCGACACTCAGTTGATTTAGGAAGGTCTTCTCCGACCCCAATAACCAGAGTTTTCTTCTCTTTCTCCAACATTTCTTTGCTGGTTCCTTCTTGTAATTTTTCAATATACGGTTCCCACAAATGAGCAAGAACTTTCCCGCATGTAAAACATCTTATTGGAATAATCATATTATCTTTATATATGATTATATTTTTAAATTGAAAAAATCACTTTTTTTGCTTTTTCGTTTAATTTAGAGTATTTTATTCTATAGAATAGATAATTATGCACATTAACGAGGGGAGAATGAGCAAACAACTTGAAATGAAATTAACTATTATTGAGAAAGCCGTCCAGCAACTCATTAATATTACATCAGGTTTAGCAATCGAAAATCAGAGATTGAACCAGCGGGTTAATCATCTTTCTAAGCAGGTTGCAGGAGGAACCGCAGGAGATGACCCATTAAATAAGCCAGATGATGTCGAATTGAACATCGCAAATGTCCAGAAGATTCTTAAACAGCAACAGCAGGGACCAGCCCAGCAGGGATTCGGTAAGAAAATCATCAGCAATTAGAGAATATTTGTTTTAATTTATCTCTTGAAATTTCAAGATTTAAGTCCTTCTTTATTTTTTGCTTGATAGTCTGGATTCCCACATTTTTCAGCAAATGTCTATATTCCATTATTTTCTCAATATGTTCATCATATTTTTCCGCTTTCGGACCTGTATTGATGTGGACTTTCTCGCGCCCTTTTTCGGCCCAGTCCAATTTACGGTCCCCACCATGACTACTAACACTACTACTTACCCACCCGCGAATCTCAATATTATCATTATGAACGTCCAGATGATGATCCGCGCATAAAACAACTAGATTCCCCCGATGATTCTTATGAAAATGGTCAATATTCCCAGAGCAATCTGCGAACTTCTGACTGCTAACGTGATGGACCTCCAAATTCGCAGTCGAATGACATATAGAGCATTCATTAACGTAAACACTCTCATTATAGACGCTCTTCTTTGATGACACAATCTCATCCCCGCATTCCACCAGCTGCTTCCGCACCTTCGACGCAATCCGCAAAAACTCATCATTCTCAACAATATGTTCAGCGACTTCGAGCCCATACAGCTTCCTTCCGACGCCTTCATATATCTTCCGCCCGAACAGGATTTTCCCATTCTCAATTTGGAGGTCGATATAGAAATGACGGAGCCGCCCCGAATCCACACACTCCTGTATTACATCAATCTCATGTAATTTATGTAAATGGGTCGCGAACAGGAAATTAGCGGTTCTCCCGCATAAAATAGATACCGCGCTACTGACAATAGATACAGCACTATCCATTTCAGTCCCGCGACATATCTCATCTCCAAGAATAAGTGAATTCTTATTTGAATACTGTAATATCGTCCGAAGCTCCGTCATTTCAAGTGCGAAACTGCTCAACCCCCGAAAAATATTGTCGTTCCCCATAATACGCGTATACAGCGTTTTAAAAGGGGAATATTCCATATTTTCAGCTGGAACATACATCCCCATCTGCGCCATAATAACGGCTAGACCAACAGCCTTCAAAAGGGACGATTTTCCACCGCCATTCAACCCATATAGAAGCATCCCATTCCCATCCAAATGGACATCATTCGGTATATAAAGAGTGTCCTGATTTATTTTCTCAATTATTGGATGGCGCAACCCGCGAATCGACAGAAAACTGCGATCCCTCTGAACAATCTGGGGGCGAGTGTACGCGTTCTCCTTACACACTTTTCCCATACTTACTGTCATATCCACAGTTGAAATACAGCGGACTACTTTATCAAAAACGGCCTCGAACGTCTTGTATTCGGCGCAACACCATTCAACGAATTTATCGCGAACGCGATTCTTAATCTCGACCTCCGCCCTCAAAAGTCGGTCATTCGATTCATCAACTTCCTTCGATACAATCCGGCTTATATTTGCGCCAGTCGCCCTTATCTTATCGGCACCAATCTTCTTCGCAAGGGCTTCGCCCCGCTTGGACGTCGTTTTCAAGAAGTAGCCGTCCCTCTCATTTGATTCCATCCTGACACAGTCCGTCTTCGAGGGGTCAATCATCCGGCTATAACGGATTGCTTCTTCTTCCAAGAATTTGCGCTCAATCTGGATAAGATTCTGGACCTCATCTAATTCAGGGATGACTCCCTTCTTAAAGAAAGACTGAGTTATATCATTCAAATTAAACGTGGCCATGATATCAAGCTCGAATGTATTATAAAATTTCTGATAAAATTCCATAAATCCACTACTATCCATCGCAAATGTATCCATGAAATTATTATCATCGAACGAGAAGTCAGTCATTTCCAATATTGTTTTGATTGCGTCAAGGGAAAACTCGAAAGTTGCCATCTCGTGGGGATGTAGGTAGCCAATACTCATCTTACGAAAAAAGCGCTCTAAATCGATGATAGAACTCATCAATTTATCGTAGCGCAACCAATACTGTCCAGAAATCACTCTGTCCAATATCTCATATTTTTTCGCCAGTATCTGGGGATTTATAATGGGATTGAGCATCCACGATTTCAGCAAACGACGGCCCATCAAGGTTTTCGTAGAATCCAAAATGTTAAATAGACAACTGCTTCCCCCCATCTCATCGCGCACAATATTCAGCTGGTAGAGCGTATTATTATTGAGAATGAGATGCTTCTTTTCCTGCCACTCCCTCGGTAATTTAAGGGAACGAAGGATTCGCTCATCGTGGTCAAAAATGAAATCGAGAGATAGCATAATCGCCATCGACGCCATCGGTTGAAATTCCAAGTTCATTGCCTCTAATGGGGATAGGAGAGACTTGTTCTCAAAAACACGGGCCAGTATCTCATTCTGATAGACCACCCGCGAATAATCGGACTTCAATTTACGAATGTAGTATTTCCTGCGATATAATTCGAGATGACACTCAATGTCGTGAACGGATACCTCGAATGCGCGCTCCATATTGATGACAACCTCCTTCGGGTCAATCGATTCCATAAAACGGAATATGTCCTCATAAACAATCTCGAAGTCATTATTGAGGGATTGCGTTTGAAAGAAGATGCCGTCCCCCGTGGTCAAATCGAAGGCGCTCAAACCAGCTACCAAATTCGGCTTCCCAATCCGGTCCCGAACGACCTCAAAATAAATCGATAGCACATAATTATTCACGGTTTTGTATTCGTCCGCAATATACATGGAAGGAGACTGGACCCGCGTCAAACGGCGCTCCGGATTCGGGGGCGTAGTGGTTTGCTCCACATAAACAATTGTCATCCCGCTGGTAATAAGGGCTTTAATGTGTTTTTCGGAGTGGGCGACGGGGACTCCCACGAGCAGTGGATTTTTGCGGGAATTCTCCAATATTTTCTTGTTTTTGCGGGTCATCGCAATATTCAATATCTCACTTACCCGCTTCGGCTGTCCGACGCGCTCTTTTTCATTATCTACACCGTATATTTCATAAAAAGACCCGTTTTCATAAAATACAATTGTATCTTTCCCATATTTTTTCTCAGCTTCTAACTGATATGTGATATATTCATCAATCATTGTCATAATTTCAATATAAATAGTGAGTTTCTTTTATATTGATTTCAAGCTGATTTGTAATCTTCGGATTTTTTGAATTCCTCGATGAGGTCCGCAAACATTTTGTATTGGAGTGGTTTTTCGGAACCGAAGAATTTTTTTAGTGGAAACTTGAACGGTTTTATTTGGATTTTGCGTTTATATGTTTTATATTCGGACATTTTCATAAAATGGTCGATTTTTTCCATAAGAGATTTATAATTTATGTCGAACTGTTTTTTCATATCGGCTTCATAATGGGGGTTCTCTTTTAATAGCTCTTCCCAATATTTTTTTAAGAATTTTTCGACATTTGTAAAATCTTTTTCTATTTTATATTTATCTAAATATTTACTTTCTTTTATATTATAGTCTTGACTTGTTATAATAATCCATCTCAAATAATAATAATATAATTTATCTTTATTTTTATCATAGTCAATATTTTCATATAATTGTATAGATTGAATAATATTACGTTCTTCTGATGTTATATTTATATATTGATTATTTATACGACATGATTGAAGAGCTATATAATGATTAATTTGTTCTCGACTTACATCATTATTAAAAATATATGAATAATTTTTATTTATTTCTGGAATTTTTACAATATTATATTTATTTTTTTCAAATATGGAATATAATTTAAACATGAATAATAATCCATAGTCATCAATAATATTTAAAGTTGGAAAATTAAAAAAATATACTAATTTTGTAATATTATTTAATAATTGTAAATTTTTTATAAAAAATTCTAAAGAAGCAAATTTTATTGAATATTTGCTTATTTCTTCTAAACATTTTGGTGTATTTAAAAAATTTCGAAATATTGATTTATTTTTTAAAAACTCTTTATTTTGTATTTTAAACATATATTATAAGTAAGAAAATATTTATGAATATTATCAGGTATAGAATAGAGTTACCCTGTGCAGTTTCCACATGTCCGTCTTCCTCCGCATACCGAACAATAACCTCCTGTTGGACAATTTATATTATTGTAATCCACTAAACAGAACTCTTCGTTTTTCCCAGTAAACCCATTATCAATGATTTTTATTATATTTGACGATAGCATCTAGTTCCTGTTAATTAATAAAAATATGTCTAACTTTTACCATCAATTTTTATAATTTTGAAAAAAATCAAAAAGATTTTTGAATATTTTTCCATTTCGCTTCCAAATCCTTCGGAAAATGTCCTTTCGTCATATTTGGAACGCATTCATTCAATTCAGATTGAATCATTCCTTTAATACTTGAATCATCCAAATTCAGAAGATTTTCAAGAGACTCGATGGCCTTTTGGAAAAAGATTTGGAGAGTCGTGTTTTTGACAAGTTCGCACAGTATTTTTGTGAAATAGGCTGATTCTTTCAATATGAATTGGATTCCACAAGGTTGAAATGAGATGTGATGAATCCAATTATATATCAAAAAAAAGGTTTCCCTGTCAGAATTTTCATTCCCGACTATTTTTTTAATTTTTTGGATGTCCATGTGTTCAATAAATATGGGAACCAAATCCGGAAAAATGACTGAAATACGCATCGCAGTCAAATAATACTTATTAACTAATATCTGACCACCACCTTTCCATTTCATGAATTTAGTGATGAATTGAACGACTGAATCATCTTCCAATAATATATCGCAATTTTCGATTGAAAGATTACAAAAAATTGATAATAGCAAAATTGTCATTTCTCTTGAAATTTCTTGACTCGAAAAATGATCAATCATTTTTCGAATCATACACACAAATTTATCTCCAAAAAGCGAGTTTATATCTATTTTTTGAAAATGATTATACAAAAGACGACATACTTCGCTCATATCAATTTGTGAAAAATCAGCATCAGCCAAATCACAAATGATTTGAAGAAGTGCGTTGTCTTTTGTTAAAAAGGGATTATTGAGTTTTGGTAAAATATCCATTTTTATACACTAAAAAATTAATTCTATTTACAATCAGTTTTTCCATTTCGAATGAATTACCTTTATCTGCTTTATTGTATTCTCCTACGTGATTATCATTCTAATTTTTTATTTGAAAATCGTTGTAAATATATTTTATTGGTATATTTAATGAAAACTATATTAATTACAGGAGGTTCTGGTTTAGTTGGTTCTGCTATTAAAAATATATCATTCGATTATTGTCATAATTATAAATTTATTTTTCTTTCTTCAAATGATTGTGATTTAACAGATTATACAAATACTTTATATACTTTTTCTACGTTTAATCCTGATTATGTTATTCATCTAGCTGCGTGTGTAGGCGGACTATTTAAAAATATGGCTTATAAAGTCGATATGTTTGAAAAAAATATTATAATTAATACAAATGTTCTTAAAGTTTGTCATGAAATTAAAGTTAAAAAAGTTATAAGTTGTTTGTCTACGTGTATTTTTCCAGATAAAACGACATATCCAATTGATGAAACAATGTTGCATAATGGTCCTCCTCATACTTCAAATGATGCTTATGCTTATGCTAAAAGAATGTTAGAAGTTCAATCTAGGGCGTATCAAGAACAATATAATGACAATTTTATCTGTGTTATTCCAACTAATATTTACGGCCCATTTGATAACTTTAATTTACAAGATTCTCACGTTATTCCGGGACTAATACATAAATGTTATTTAGCTAAAAAAAACAATGAACCATTTGTAATCGCAGGTACTGGAAATCCATTAAGACAATTTATTTACTCCGAAGATCTTGCTAAACTTATTTTATGGACCTTGGAAAATTATAATAATTTCGAACCAATTATTCTTTCCATTCCCGAAAGTGATGAAAAATCTATAAATTATGTCGCATCATGTATTGCGAAAGAATTTGATTATAGTCATAATATGATATTTGATAAAGAAAAACCAGACGGTCAATTCAAAAAAACTGCGAATAATTATAAACTCTTACAATTTTTACCGAATTTTCAATTTACTCCGATTGAAAAAGGTATTACTACAACCATAGAATGGTTTGTAAAGAATTATAATTTATGTAGAAAATAATTTAAAAATCATCAACTATTTCTAATGAATCACCTTCATCAGCTTTTCTGTATTCTCCTACGCGGTTTTCAAAGAAGTTTGACTTCGGACGGAGACTTATTAATTCCATAAACTCAAACGGGTTCTCCGTTTTCCAATATCGATCGTATCCCAATTGAACAATCAGGCGATCCGCAACGAACTCCAAATAATGACTCATCAGTTCCGAATTCATTCCTATTAGGCTACACGGCAACGCCTCCAAAATGAATTCCTTCTCGATTTGAAGCGCCTCGCTCACAAGCTCATATATTTCGTCTTGTGTCAGTTTGTTCGCCAACATTTGATAAAGAGACACCGCAAAGTCAGTGTGCATTCCCTCATCTCGACTGATTAATTCATTACTGAATGTCAGCCCGGGCATTAGACCCCGCTTTCGCAACCAGAAAATCGCGCAGAAGCTCCCACTGAAAAAGATTCCCTCCACACAAGCAAATGCTACCAGCCGTTTCCCAAAATTTGCGGTCGTGTCTGAAATCCACTTCAAGGCCCAGTCCGCTTTTTTCGCTACAACAGGGACATTCTGAGTCGCTTGAAAAAGGAACTTTTTCTCGTCTGCGTCATCGCAATATGTATCAATGAGAAGACTATATGTCTCACTATGGACCTGCTCAATGAATATCTGGTAAGAATAAAAGGCCCTTGCCTCTGGAACCTGTATTTCCGACATGAAGCGCTCCGCCAAATTTTCCATAACAATCCCGTCGCTCGACGCAAAAAATGCGAGGACATATTTTATAAAACGGCGCTCATTTGCGGTAAGCCGCTCCCAGTCATTTTTATCGCGCGTCAAATCAATTTCCTCGGGGCGCCAGAATGTAGCAGTTGCGTCTTTATACTGCTTAAATAGCGTGGGATATTGTATTGGAAGCAATACATGTCGGTGTATATTAGGTTGGAGAAGAAGCTCTAAATTTTCCATTCCAGTATTATTTTCAAAGATTATAATTCTGATAAAATATTAGTTTTTACAATAAAAAAATAATATATATTTTTTATTAAATTGAGCATCTAAACACAGACTTAATTAATCATATCTGAGATTAAATTTAATATATTTTTTAATAATTCATTATTTAAAAAATTAAAAAATTCTGGTTTATTATAGTATTTTTTATCTATGTTTTTAGTTAAATTATCAATTTTATTAACAATTTCATTTTTACACCTTTGCACATTTAAAACGCCGATATTGAAGTATATCTTATTGATTTTCAACGTTTTATTTATGAAAGGCTTGAGATTTAACTCATGTAAAAACAATTGATCTGCATTGTTTTTCTCCTTTATTAGAGTCAATGCAAATATTTCTACAGAAATTGTTATTTCTGGATTTGTGATTTATCCAATCACTTGATATTTTTCTTATATTTATACAGGCATTCATATCTCTATTCATAAACGTAATATTTTTGTTTTCTAAACCATTACTTTTACAACTACGACAGATAAGAAGCCGATGAAGTTTTTTATTTTTTATTTTATAATTTTCTAATTCTCCATGACAACAAGAACAAAGCTTCGATGTTCTGAATTCATCTACTAAAACAACATCGAATTTCTTTTCAATTGCTCGTCTCATTCCAATTCCCTTAGTAGGCATTAAATATTTCATTTGTTTTGTATTACTCCAATTACCATAACATAATAATATATCTTCTTTTTTTCCATATGTTTTTTCTATATTACTAATAAAGTTATCTTCACTTTTTCTTTGATAAATCCAAGTTCTCCATTTAAATTTACGATGAATATCTTGCTCATAAAAATTTTTTACTTTATCATTCAATATTGTTTTTTCTTTTATATAGATTTTGAATTTATTATAATCAGTTGTTTTACAATTTTGATTTGAAAGTTTTGTTTCTTCTTCAATTATATTATTATTTAATTTTTCCCATCTTGAAATAATATTACATTTTTTTCTATAACTTTCTATTCTTCTCTGACATGCTGTATATCTTAATTTTTTATTATCTTCATCTAACATATAAACTAAACTATGTTTTCCTGGGTCTACTGCTACTAATTTTCTCTTTTTACATTCTTTTAGTTCTTCTTCATCTAAATCAG